ACAGAATCTTTTATCCATTTTTTCAAAATTCGTTTCACACCTGCTTTCCAAGTACCAAAATTAAGTTCTTCACCACCATTAGTTGACATATCCATACCATCAACAATATTTAAGACACTAGGTAAATGTAATTTATGTCTCAAAAACGCTGAAACCATTTTTGAATAATTCCAAAATTCACGGTTAAATGCTCTATTTAAACCTTGCATTGTTACTTTATAACCATCTTTATCTTCATATTCAAAATCATATCTTTTATGGACAACTCCATCTTTATCTTTTTCTTTAATTTTTATTACTTCACCATGTTCAACATAATTAGGTATAATAAATGATTCTGCTAAACCAGTAAATAATTCATACGGATATTTATTACCAGATTTAACATCTTCATAAATTCCTAGAAAACCAACCCATTTTTCTTTATTATTAGTAAATCTAATAATCTCACACTCTAGTCTTTTAGGTCTGCGTGGTGCATTATTTTCTTTCATTTGTTCTTCAATGGACTTAGTTTCATCGTGTGAAACAATTACACCTTGTCGAGAACCATCACGATAAACTGTTATACCTTTACATCCTGATTTCCAACCTGTTTCATACACTTTAGAAACCATTTCTTCTGATACATCATTTGGTAAATTAACTGTTACAGAAATTGAATGATCTACATATTTCTGAACGGCACCTTGCATACGAACCTTTTCTACCCAATCAACATCATTAGATGTTGCTTTATAATATGGTGATTTTTCAATTATTTCTTTTAATTCTGGTTCTTTCATCTTCTTGACATCTTGTACATCATATCCATTAATTTCTAACCAAGTTTCAAATTTATGATGAAAAACATTATATTCTTCCCAATGAACACCTTTATCGTCAATAAAATCACTTCTCGAATCTTTATCATTAGGATTAATTTTTCTTCTTCTTTTATAAGAAACAAGATATACAGGTTCAATACCTGAAGATGTTTGAGTCATAAGAGATACAGAACCTGTTGGTGCAATTGTTAATATCGCAATATTTCGTCTACCTTTATTTTTCAACATACCATCTAATTCAGGATCATCATTTTTCAATCTACTAACAAATGGATTATTAATTTCTTTTTCATAATCGTAAATTGGAAAAGCACCTCTTTCTTCTGCCATTATTGCAGACGATTTATAGGCATTAATAGCAACAGTTTGATGAATCTTAGTTGAAAATTCAGTTGCCTTTTTAGTACCATATCTCATCCCAAGAGCGGCAATCATATCACCTTCGGCAGTAACACCCAATCCAGTTCTTCTACCTTTTTCTGCCATATCCTTTATCTTTAACCACAACTCAGTCTCAGTTCTTTTAATATGTTCTGGTTCGGGATCTGTTATAATTTTTTCTAAAATTTTATCAATCTTTTCAAGTTCCAAATCAATAATATCATCCATAAATCTTTGAGCATATTGAACATGTTCTGAAAATAATTCAAAATCAAAATATGCGTCTTTTGTGAATGGGGAAACAATATATGAATATAAATTAATTGCTAATAATCGACAAGAATCATAAGGACACAAAGTAATTTCACCACACGGATTGGTACTAATTGTCTTAAAGCCAGAATCTTGATAACAATCAGGTACAGATTCTTTCATTATTGTGTCCCAGAAAAGAATACCTGGTTCTGCTGATTTCCAAGCATTATGAACAATTTTATTCCATATGGGCTTAGCATCAACATTCTTTGTGAGTTTAGGTGTTTTAGAATTTATTGGAAACTGTTGCGTATATTTTTTATCTTTTATCACAGATTTCATAAATTCGTCATCAATTTTTATTGACACATTAGCACCAGTAATTTTACCTTCTTGCATTTTAGCATCAATAAATCTTTCTGAATCTGGATGCTTTATACTAACTGTCAACATTAATGCACCTCTACGTCCATCTTGTGCAACTTCTTCAGTTGTATTTGAATACCTTTCCATAAAAGGTACAATACCTGTTGAAGTTAAAGCCGAATTTTTCACTCTCATACCTTTTGGTCTGATGTGTGATAAGTCATGTCCAACTCCACCTCTACGTTTCATTAATTGTGCTTGTTCTTGGTCTGTTAAAAATATACCGCCATAAGAATCTGCATCATTCCCAATTACAAAACAATTTGAAAGTGACACAGTTTGTCTATCATTACCTATACCAGACATTGGTGAACCTTGTGGTACAATATATTTGAAATTTTTAATTAAATCAAATATTTTTTCTTCACTTAGAGGATTTGGATATTTATTTTCTATACGATGTAATTCACTTGCAATTCTTTTGTGCATATCATCTGGGGTTAACTCAAAATATATTGTATTATCATCTACCCGACCATCTATTGTATCTTTTAGAGAATACTTATTAATCCAAACATCAGTTGCTAATGTGTCACCTTTAAAGTATTGTAGTGTCTCTTTATATACATCTTCTCTTTTGTACATTTTGTAATATTTATTTTTATATAAAGTTTATGTTATTTAAATTATCTAAATAACCACTTTGTTTTAACTCAAATATTATTTGAGTTGCGTATTCTTTGTCAAGCAATTTAAACATATTGAAAATATTATCAGTAAAATAATATGATAATTCAACAAATATTTCCGACTTAGAATATTTTTTTCCTAATTTGTCCAATAACATTCTATAATAATCATTAAACGCTTGTCTATTAGGTTTTCTCCTATTTGAAGTAAAATCAAGTTCAGTATTGTCCTGCAATAAAGTATAAACGTCATTTGATAATTCAATTCTACCAACATATTCATCATTATGTTTACTTTCAAATTCATAAGCTGATCCTGCTTCTATAGGAAATCCATCAGATTGTGAATAATCTTCTGTTATATATGAATAATGTTCGGTCTCTTCTACAATTTTTCCTTTAAAAATTGTATCTCTTTTTAAACTATGTTTTCCTTCAATTTTATGATTATTGGTATTAAATTTAAACATAATATCAATATCATTATCTTCATCTTCATCTTCATCATCAGAATCAGTTCCATCACCATATTCAGTCTCAGAGTCATCAGGATCCAATTCAGATTCTTCATCAATATCCAAATCCAAATTTTCTAAATTTTCATCATCTTCTAAATTTTCTAATTCTTTCTTACTCATTAAGTTATTATTATTTTACACCAACAAGTTGATCATTTTCCATAGTTAAAAACTTTGTATTAAAATCAAATCTAACTTGTTCTTCTTTGTGTTCTCCATCTCGGAGTTTCAATATTTTTAATCTATAAATATTTTGTCTTTTCATTTCTGAGTTTCTTATAATACCCCAAACAGAATCTGCGGTATCAGCAATAGCTTTACTCTCAGGTATATCAGCCAATTTAATATCTGATGCACCCCAAACAGCTTTATCTACTTGTGTAGCGGTAATAACAGCGATATCATATTTATCTGCTATTCTCCTTAATCCTTCAGCTAAATGTTTACCTTTAAGGTATAACATATTACCAGCATCATTTCCTTTTTCAATAGACATAATGTTAATATAATCAACTAACACCATTCCAACTTTTATTCTTTTAACTTCTTCAAATTTTTTAATATAATTATCAATATCAGTTATCGTACAATCTGATGTGTTATATTTTTTTACAAAAATTTTACCAGGTTGAGAATCAAATATATCACCAACGGTTGATTGTGATTTAAGGTTATTAATTCTTTGTTTCATAAACACAGAATCTTTTGATTTTTCATCATACTCATCAATGTTTATTTTCAATCTCATCGAACCGATCCTCTTCATAACTTTTTGATTTGCCATCTCTAATGTGATCATAAGTACATTAGTGCCAGCATTTGCAGCATTTACTGCAATATTATGAAGCCACATGCTCTTACCAACATTTGTCTCACCCATAAGAACATTAAATGTTGATTTACTCCAACCTCCACCTAAAATACTATTTATTGCTGACCATCCAGTTGGAATTGTATTTTTCATTAGTCTTTGCTTATGTGATTCAGGATCATCAAAGTCATCACCCAAATCATCATCATCATCATCAACAAGCATGACGTTGTTAAACATATTCTTAAGTTTAGAAGCAACTTCTTGAATGTTATCATAATTAACATCTTCGATGCCTCTAACCATATCAATACTTTTCAACACATCACCTCTTAGTTGATTTTGTATTTTCCAAGCCTTAAATCTTGGCACCAACCACTCATCGCTTATATCTGTGTTATCAGATTTAAGCAACAATTGAATCACCTTTGCATTAATTTTATTATCTTCATCAGCCAATTTAACCATTGCATAAATTTGCTGAGCACTTGGTATAATTCGACTTTCACTCTTGAGATATTCTTCTCGAATGACAGTGAATATAAATTGTATATCTTGATTTTTGAAAAAATATGGTTCAACTTTAGAAAATTGTTCTGGATTATCCATAATCCAAACAAAATAATGCTTCTCCATATTTGTATTCATAGTATCAGCCATGTATTAAAAATGGTTAATTTTTTTTCTCTATTAATCAAATAGGGAGCCATCATCTAAATCATCAGAAGAAAGAATAGTATCCTCAATATCGTTGAGTTTTTCATCAAAATCTTCTAATTCTTTAAGATATTCATCATATGATGGATATTTAAAATATTCGTAAATTATTGGTTCTAAAGCCTTCAGTACTTCTGGAGTAAAAACCTTTCTATTATAAAGTTGTTTTTCTGTTAATGACTTATCTAAATGTTTCACATACCATCTATTTGATGGTTCATAGGTTAGTTCACCAGTTGATTTATCTAAAACTTTTTTAGCCTTTGCGACTCCAAGTTTATCAAAATTTTCAAATGAACAGAAAAAATCTAATCCTTTATATGGATTTATACCTTTTGTGAAATCAATCTCAAATTTAACTTTCTTAGGTTTAGCCAATCTATTTTTTGCCGATTTTGCAGTAATGATTGATCCTGAACGTCCTAAATCCTGCTCATCTTCTTGACCAGTTTTTAATTTTGCATCAGAAAGAAGTAGTATCACACTCGCAGCATAATATAAGCCTTCTCCACCAGACATAATTGTTTGAGGAAACATATCCATTGTTAAATATGTGTGGTTTGTTGCAACTAATGGAATATTTAAATATCCTAAATCATTTGTAATGAGTCTAACAAGAGATTTAATTTGTTTTGCTCTTGTCATATCTTGCTTATTTTTCAAAGATAAAACGTCATCTTTCTCTTTTTCAGATGCTAACATACCAATAGAGTCTAAAAATATAATGGTTTTAGACACATCAACACCGTCCTCTTTCAATTTCTGTAACGCATCTAAAAATGATGTCAAGAACATTTTTATTTTTTCAACAACATTTGTTCTCAGCAATAAAAATTTATCTTTATTTGTCGTATCAATACCATACATCTCAAAATCACTTTTTTCTATTGAGAATTCGGTATCTATCCAAACAATATTATATCCTTTCAATTGTGCATTTCTTGCGATGTTAAGCGACAGAAAACTTTTTCCTGTTTGTTTTGGACCAGCAATGATTGTAATCTTATTAGTTGGTATACCACCTTTAAGAATACTTTTTGATAATAAGCCATCTAAAATATGTATTCCTGTTGAGATAAAACTTTTTTCTTTATCCAACTCTTCAATTGTTATAATATCTTTTTTAGATATATTATCGATTAAATTAGAAATTTTAGAGAAATCAAAATCCTTACTGCTTTTAGTGGATTTTCTTTTTGCCATTTATTCGGTATTATTTTTTATTTAGATTCATTATAAATAAATCTATCTTTTATACATTAAAGAATGTAAAAAGTTTTTAAAATATGTATTGCGTTAAATATTTTTGTAAAGGCTCATTTATATGTAATATATAATAGAAAATTATTTGTTTGTTTTATGAATTTTTATGTAGTTTTCGTTAAAAATAGGAAAAAATTTGACAAGTATGTTAAAATAAATAGAGTTAGAAACAAGGCAATCATCGACATAAAACAACAACTCGATGAGCATGGTATTGAAAACCTTGATGACTATAAAGATTATTTTAACTTACTGATATATACCAAAATCATACAAACGTTTAGAAAAAATCGGGATGTGTATTATATACCCAATTTAAATAAAATAAAGCAAATTGGAATAGATGATGTACAACAGATAAAAGAAAATCTTGGAATGAACCACAAATTCAATTTATTATTATTTTTTGAAGATTTTAAAGATAGTGATAATATATCAAGCATAATATCAGATATGAACATTTTTGATGCAGTCCAAATAATAAGCGACTATTAATCCCACCAAAGAAAGAAAATTTTATATATAGGTAAAATAAAATTATCAAATGGCACATTTCTCAGAAATGGAATTTCTTTTTGTTAGTAGTCCAAGAACAACGACTTCTACAGATGCAACCAAAAACATAAACAATTCAGTAGGTAATAATGAAAGATCCATATACTCTATAGGTTCAGGTGACGAATCACAATATGTTTTTAAAGGTCCTTGGGGTTCAGGTAAAAGAGAAAAAGGTATTGATAATTTAGGACTACCAAATGAAAGAAAAATTGGATATCAAGGTGAACAAGTTAAAAATTACGCAAAAAATGCAATATATAATAATGGTACTAATAATCCGTATGTGGATTTAATCAACAATTTTGACGGTCGTAATAATTCTGCAAAATCTTTAATGATAAAAGCATCAGATTTAGCATATTTAAGAGAATTAGGTGTGTATCCAATCAATAGAATGGTAATCTTAAGGAGATTTCAAGAAGGTCAAGCAGTTCCAGAAAAATTAGATGAATTAAATTCGATACCAATGTCAACAGTTATTGGCTGGTTAAAAGAAGATGAAAACTTCGGAAATTTTGCATTTAATGAAAGTTGGACACAAACAAATAAGAGATTAGACGAATTACTTGCGGATATGATTAAAGAAAATTTTGCAAAAAATAGTCCTATCAAATCCATTATGCCTGTGCCAAGTTTTGCGAGAGGCTTACTTTTTGGACTAATGAAACAAATGGGTATAGTTGGTGGAGGAGATTCACCATGGGACTGGAATAACATACCTATAGGAGATCCAAATGTTTTACAAGAAGGACCTTATAGAGATCCAAATCAACAAAATTTACAATCATCAATGAATTTCCAGATTGAAACAATATATGAACAAAAATTTATTGGTGATGTAGATCCAGGAGCAGCAATGATAGATATTATTGACAATTTGTTAAAAATGGGCACAAGTGATATGAAATATTGGCTCAACGGTGATTCTGGATTAGTTCAAGATGCAAAAAAGGCATTTAGTGGTGATGACATCAATTATTGGTGGTTACTTGTAAAAAATATAGTTACACAACTTTGGGTAACTATTAAAGAAACAATCACAAACATTACAAGTTTTGTTGATAATTCATCAGCGGGTGAGATAGCAGATAAAGGTATAGATGTATTTAAAGATTTTCTACAATCAGTTATGACTGCAACAGTAGCAAAGTATCGTTGGGAACTTAAAGGTTCATTAGAAATGATGACAGGTAGTGAAAGTTCAACACCATGGTATTTAACTATAGGTAATCCTTATTCACCTTGGTTAGCAACCAATCATATAATCGTAAATAAAGTCGAAATTGAAACTAGTAATGAATTAGGATTTAATGATATGCCAATGTGGTTAAAAGCAAAAATAACTGCAAGTCAATCAAGAAATTTAGGTAGAAATGAAATTATAAGAATGTTTAATAATTCATTTTTGAGAGAATATTCTAAATATAATAAACCTCCTGTTAATGTTGCTGTTGATCCTTTAAATCCAGTATCAACAGCAGATACCGAATCCCAAAAAAGTGGTACAAGATCATCAACAGAAGCAAGCCAACAAAATAATAATAAAAGAGACGAAAAAACATATAAAGGTTATAATCTTCCTGGTGATAGATTAGGAAATTTTAGGGCAAGAAATGCAATTGATAATGGCGCCTTTACACCACCTAATGGAAATGTGAATATTTCAGGTGGAGAAGAAGATATCTAAAAACAATAATAAAATCATGAACATATACTCATTTGACATATCACCATTAAAAATAAAAGATAAACTATACAATATCTTCCAAAAGAATATACAATATAGTACTGAAATTCAATTGTTTACTTATCTTGTACCAAGAGAATATGAGATGAGATTAGATTTAATATCTAAAAGAATATATGGTTCATCTAACTATGTTGAGGAATTAATGGTAATAAATAATATTATTAATCCTTATTCAGTAAAAGAAAATCAAGAAATATATTACTGTGATAGAAATAGCCTCAATGCTCTTTACGTTAAAGATGATTTAGAGGATACTGATGATATCAGAGAAAAGATTATTAAAGCATCACAATCAAATAATAAATCATCAAATAATAAGAATAACGAAACTCAAAATAAAATTCCTACTACGTTAAAACCTAAAAATATCAAACAGGTTACAATAGACACAAAGAATAGAAAAATTAGAATTATGAATTCATTTAAATAACTGGGTAAGTTACATTTTTATATATAATGAAAATGTAAATTATAAATGATAGAAGTAATAGAATATTCAAATGTTAAACAGCGATTAATTGAATTTGAATTTGAAAAAGATCAACCTGATAAAGCGCTAACTGATTATGCATCTTCATTTGATATTTTTCCAGTTATTACAATAAGCAAAGCAGACCAAGATTTAGGTACAACAATTGACCCAAGTGCTATTTCTAATATTAAATTATTTAATAATAAATTCTTACCAGAAATTCAAATGGATTGTAAAGATGAGCAAGGCTATCTTATGGATGATTTTTTTCCTTTTGATAATGATACGGTGCTAAGTATTTTTGTAAAATCCACAGCAGAAGATACAATGCCAATTCGTATGGATTTCAAAATTACAGAATATAATCCAGTACAGTCGAGTATCGAAAATACAGATAAAAGATTTACAATTAAAGGTATATTAGATGTCGAAAGATTACACTACACTCAATTTGAGTCATATCAAAAATCAACAAGTTATAATGTACTTTTAGATGTTGCCAAAAAAGTAGGGTTAGGATTTGCAACAAACATTAGTAATACTGATGATAATATGACTTGGATAAATCCAGCATACACGTATTTAGAATTTATACAAGATGTGACTAAAAGAGCATACATATCTGATAATACATTTGTTTGGTCATTCATAGATTTTTATTATAATTTAGTTTTTGTGGATATTGAAAAAGAACTCGCAGATTCAACAATGGGAGTACAATCTTTAAATTCAAAATTCACAAACGATGAATCACAAAAAGAAACCGTTGAAGATTTTGTTGAACTTTATTTGACAACAAGTGATAATTTAGCAATGACAAACAAATTTATTGCTAAATATAATTTAAATAATCAATCATTTAACACTAATATAAATGATGGGTATATGTACTCTACTAGATGGTTTAATAAAACAAACGACACTATAGAACACACTATCACACAAGAAAATAAAACAGATAATTCCAATTTATTACAACTAATAACATCCGATCCAATTGCGGAAATTAATAAAAATGGTTCATTTTTGGGTAAAATTGATGAAGATAACGTACATAAAAATTATCATCTAGCTTTAATAATGAATGAATTCAATATTTCTAAACTACATAAAGTTACAATGACTGCAACTTTACAAATGGTTAACTTTGAAATTAAAAGATTTCAAAATATTTTGGTTGATTTTTTTGATTTAAATGTAACCAAAGATGATGTTGGAATAAAAGAAAAACTATCAGGACTTTGGTTCGTCACAGGTATAAATTATAGTTTCAAAAGAAATGGTGGAGCAACACAAGAAATAACATTAGTACGAAGAGATTTAAATTTAACATATACAGAACTTCACGATATAAGAAAAAATCTAAATCAAAAAAATAAATAACAACTATGCCTTTAAGTTACAGAAATTTAATAAGTGGTAATAAAATAATGGATACTCTTGGTTCTATCGGAGATAAAGATGAATTTCAAAAAAATTTACAAGGTATCATAAAAACTCAAAGAATTAACCCTAAATATGTTAAAGGTTACGAAAGTGAAACATTCTGGGAAAGTGTTTTTGGTGGTCAATTAGGAGCAAAAGATAATCCAGAAATGCAAAGTAGATTCGGCGCATTATTTGGGTTTGAAAATAAAGAATTAGATCCTTATGACCCATTCACAACAGAAGGTGCAAAAAGAGAAGAATTTTGGGATAGTCCTGGTAGAGTATTATTTCCTACAACTGATGAAGATGTAAATTTATTTAGAAATGTATTATTTCCAGACTCTAGTTCAGGCAACAAAATAGTTGGACTATTCAATGAAGAACAATATGAAGACCCACTAAAATTAGGATTTGAAGTTTCTTTTGACATCAATTCACCTTTATTTAGTGGTGGGGAAACAGCAACACCAGCTTTCAATTCTGTTGAACATTTTTTGGAAAAATATGGAGATATTGAAGATGTCTCATGGCGATATGGAATATGGTTAGAATTTAAAAATAGATTATTTACAATATTTGAAAAAAACTTAGAAAAGGGATTGAGAAGCACAACAAACAAACCTTACTATATTAACAAAATAAGTGGATTGAATAATTTAAATAAGAAAATAAACAAATACGGAGAAGATAAATTAACAATAACATTAAATGAAGATGTTAGAATGGTTTCTTGGTACATTGCCGAACTGTATAACAACTTAGCATATTCATACAAAAATAAACGATGGATGATTCCTGAAAATTTATTGAGATTTAACATGAATATAAAAATCCATGATATGAGAAATTTTGTTATGCCAACAAAAGGTGATGATGGAAAAATATCATATGATATTTCGCCAAAATCAACTATTATGTACACTCTAAGAGATTGTTCGTTTAATTTCACAAATTCATATAATTTTGCAGATGAAATTACACAAGCAGGATATGGAGCATCAATGCCACCAGAATCACAATTACAATTTGAAATTATATACAAATCAGTAACAAGATGGTCAGATTTTCCATTACTTAATATGACATTAAATCCTTTCGAAACAGGCTTAGAAACAATAAGTGTTGAACAAGGTTACTTTAAAAATTTACAAAGAATAAAATCATCACCAGCAAGCACTGATCCAAAAGGATTTTGGAATGATAAACTTGGACAAATAGGTCAAACTGTTGCAAATGCAGGACTTAATTATCTTGATAATTTAGAAACATCATTACGACAAGAACGAGGTAAATTCGTTGAAAAATCTTTAAATGCATTTAGAGATTGGACAACTATAAATAAAATAGAACCTGATAATGTTTATTCACCAGACTTTAACAATAGATTAAGTCTCAAAAACGCAGGTAGAGCATTAGCTTCTGATTTATTAAATGATTTAGAAGGAGATGTAAGAAATATAGCAAACTTTTAAGATATGGAACAAAGATTTGAACGCAAATTATATATGGGTATTGTAGAGGATAATTACGATCCTAACCGTAAAGGTAGGATTAAAGTAAGAGTTCAGTCGTTATACAATGTTATACCACTTGAAGATATACCTTATGCACAACCTTTTATGGATTTAGCAGGAAAAGAATTTAAAGTTCCTGCTGTAGGAAAAATAGTCAATGTACTATTTTTAACAAACGATTTTTATGATCCATATTATATTTATGCTGAAAATTATAATATAAATTTACAAAACAAATTAAATGGCTTAAGTGATGATGAATATATAAATTTTGTATCATTACTTTTTGATGAAAGAACACAAATACATGCAACTAGTCAAGAATTTACTATTGATTATCTTTACAATAAAATGACAATTAATAATGAATCAATAAATCATGAATTAAAAGATAATACTCAAAAATTAAATCTTGGAGATAGGGGTGCAACACAAGACGCAGTTTTAGGTAATCATTGGTTTGATTGGATGGATAAATTTGTTAAAACACTTTTACAACCAACATCGCTATTAGGAAATCAGTCCGCACCAATCATTAAACCACAAATTGACACACTTTTACAAGAATACCAAGCAATAAGACACACATTCGTTTCTGAACATGTTAAAATTGTTGACAATTATCAAGTTACCAAACTTGAAAGAGATCCAAGAACAGATACATCAAAGGAAGATAAGTATTTAGTTGATAATACCTTAGATTCCAATATACAAGCACTAGAAGAAAAAGTCAATGTTGAAAATGATAAAGCATGTCAAAAAGAAAAAGCAGCAAAACCAACATCAACATTACCACAACCTGAAACAGAAGTACATGATGATCCAAATTTTGTTCCTGCATCTGGATCATATGAAAGAAGATTAATTAATGGTCAAATTTACGTAGTTACCGATGAAAATAGAGAACAACTTGATAATTATGAAAAATCTCTAGAAGCAGAAAAAGAATTAAAAAACTATACTACAAGTGGGAAATACCATGGACAAAATTATGTAGTTGATGGTAAAGGAAACCAACAAAGTAAAGTATATAATCCTGAAGAAATTGAAAAAATTCAGATACCAATACCAGATTCAATAGGCGACTTTCCTATTTTTAAAAGAAGTTCTATATCATCAGGGAACAGTCCTGCTATTAAATTTAATAATAAATTAATTATTGAGAAATATTACGCACCATTAAAAAAGATGTATGATGCAGCCAAATCTGACGGTGTAACATTAGTATTAAATGATGCTTATAGATTATTTGATGATCAATATAATTTAAGAGTTAAAAATGCTCCATCAAGTAAAAAAAGTGATGAAAATTTTTTAAAAACAGCAAGTTCATCTCAATTTAATCCAGCAACGGCACCACCAGGATATAGTTTACATCATTTCGGCATCGCATTTGATATATCCACTGCTGGAGGTAAAAACGCTGCTTACAAATGGTTAGAAAAAAATGCAATAAACTTTGGATTCATAAGAACAGTCAAATCAGAAACTTGGCATTGGGAATATAAACCTTGGGAAGAAGGAAGGACAAATTTAAGAGCGTGGGACAAATATGCTGCGGTACCTAAAGGACATCCAACTTGGAATAGTAGTGATGATAGTTTTGATCAACAAATTGTATCTAGACAAAACTCATCTATTGATAGAACTGATGATATTAGGGAATGTTAAAATATCTCTTCTTGTAAAATTTCCATACCATCAGAAACGGCTTCTCTGGTACCAACAATAACATAATCATATAAACTAAAAATGTCATTATCTCTTGCTGGTTTATCAAAAAATTCTTTATCAACAAGTAGTTCATCAATATCACCTTTATACTTTAAATAAAAATTGAAAACATCATTATCTTCAACAAAATTTTCAATAACCGTATCAGATTCTTCAATATATTTATTGATAAAATTTTGATAGTTTACTAATTCTGAACTATTGATAGTACCATCAATTAATTCTAAAATACCTCTTTTGAGGCTTTTATATTTACCTGTGATTTTTTCTTCAAAGGTGCTAATATCTTCATTTAATTTAGAGAATCTTTTCATATCATTATATATTAAATTATAATTCTTATAAATTAAACTTCGGAAAAAGATTTTGATATATTAAAAGTATAAAATAATTAGAATTATGTTAAAACATTTATTTGACGAAAACGGAAAACTTTTACCTGAGATAGAAGAAAAAATTGAAATTTTTGCAAAAGAAATGGCAATCGAATCAAATATTGAATATAAAAGAGCACAAAAACTCAAGCATTACTTAGATGAAAGAGACTTTGATGAATTTATTGGTAGAATCATCAGAGAACACAATGATATCTATCGTGATAAATGCTATAAAAAGGGTTATGAACCTTATCCTAATAACAAATTTAATTTATTATTAAAATTAGTTGAAATTGAGGGAGAAGAAATAACAGATATAGATTTTGATGATACTAATTTTCCAAGTGAGGTAATAAAATATAAAAATTATTACTTTCAATGGATTTGGGGTCAAGGTTGTATTAATCTTATATATGATGAAAATCATGAAAATATATTTTCAATTTAATGTTCGATTTTATAAAAAAGAAAAAAAGGCAAACTGCACTTAAAATACAATATAATCTTTCAAATAGTGATGTGAATATAATTGTTAAACTTGAAGAGTTGGCAGAAGAAACAAATAAATTTTTTGATGGTAAAATATCAAAAAAAGATATAATTAAGATTTTTAAACAATTTAATAAATTACACGAAGTAGAATTTGAAGATGATGGAGCCAGACATTATTATGAATAAATAAATGGAGAAAAAAATTAAAAATTTAGAAAATCATTTAAATTTTATATGGAGTTTAATTCCAGATAAACCAAAATATGGTGAGTTTAATAAAGTATTTCCTGTCAAAGACAATATTGAAGTTTTAAGAAATTTTGAAAATGAAAATAAATGGTTTAGTATTGAATAACTTCACATAAAATAATATCAAATTATATGAAAAAATATCAAATAAATCATTAAAATCAAGTTTTTGATATTTTTTATTTAATATATAGTTGTATAAAATACAACTGAAATGTTAAAAGCAATTAAAATAAAATTATATCCTTCAGATGATCAAAAAGTCTATATGAATAAACTTCTTGGCTCTTCAAGATTTGTTTATAATAAATGCCTTGACCATAAAATAACTGAATATAAAGATAATAAGAAATCTACATCTTTTGGAGAATTAGGAAAATTCCTTACTTCCTTAAAGAAACAAAAAGAATATAAATGGCTGAAAGAAAGCCATTCAAAGGTGTTACAACAATCATTAATCAACATGAATAAAGCCTACGATAACTTCTTTAAATCAGGTTCTGGCTTTCCTAAATTCAAATCAAAACATCAAAAACAATCATGTAGATTTCCTGTTGATGCTATATCAGGAGTTAAAGGAAATAGAATTAATATCATTACGGCATTGAAAGACATACATTTTAAATGTTCATCAAATGATATGGGTTATTTAAATAAACACCAACATTTAATTAAATCAGGCACTTTAAGTAAAACAAAATCAGGTGATTATTACTTCAGTGTTTTAATTGATAGGACAAATAAAACAATCAATAAGCCAACAAATGATATCATTGGTATAGATTTGGGTGTTAAGGACTTCATCATCACGTCCGAAGGACAAAAATATGAAAATCTTAAAATCAAGAGAAATAATAAACAGAAAATCAGTAAGTTGCAAAGAGAATTATCTAGAAAAGTAAAGGGTAGTTCAAATAGAAATAAAGCAAGGATTAAACTTGCAAGATTGTATGAAAAATTAAATAATCAAAAGGAATATTATTTACATTCCGTGGCTAATCAATTACTTAGCGAAAATCAAACTATAGTGATTGAAGATTTGAATGTT